GGACGATCTAAGTTTGCAATGCCTCGTATCAGCTTGTCATTTCAAGAAGATGTCCGTGAGGACTACCTTAAAAAAATGACATCTGATCCGGTAGAACCGATCATCACTAACTCTGGTGTGCGCATGGAGGCCGATGAATCTGAGCTGTTCATCGAAAAGACTCGTGCTGACATAAAGGATAAGATTATCCAGATTGTCAACAAAGTATACCCGAAAAACTGCTTCAAACCGCGTTTGACCGTTCCAAGCCTCAGTGCTTGTTTCGAATCAGGCTCGGCCGGAGGCGGCCAAATCGGCACGTTATTATCCGGTTGGCTTAAGACTCAAGATGTCGACCTTATGGCATCTCGATTAAAAGAGTGTTCGTATCGCGCTGAAGTCGAAGTCGTAAGTGAAGTCTTCCCTTACTACCCCGACGGTCACGTGAACGACCTTGCTTGGCCGCGATATCGTGTTATTTATCGGACTTTTCCTAAATACTCTCGCATAATCGGTTCGGAAACCGGTTGTAAAGGAGTAGAATCCGACTATAGTATACTGCTATCCTATTACATTGGCTTGTTCCAGGATTGGGTTATCACAGAATGTGAACACCATACTGGTCCTATCAAAGTTAAGCCGCATGGGATTCCTGAGCCTTTTAAGGTGCGTACGATTACGAAGGGCGAAGCGGCGCAAGTCTATTTATGTACTCTTCTCCAGAAGACTATGCATAAATATTTACGTAAAACTAACGTATTTAGACTTACGGGTCATCCAGATGACAAAGACACTATTAACGAAACTTTCCCGAAAGATTGTTCCGCTGAAAATGAATTTGTAGCTGGTGATTATGATGGTGCGACGGACGGCATACATCCCTGGGCATCTGAATGGTGCTGGGATTGTATCGCCGGACGTATCGGTCTGTCAAGTCACTTGCGATATCTAGGCGGTCAACTGCTTACTGACCACGTTTTCGTCGATTTTGAGCGGAGTTTTGGCGTTCCTGCTGAGGAATGGACCAACGATTATACTCATGAGAGGGTCAATTTCAAAGGTAAACTATTAGAGAAGCCGCAGCGATGCGGTCAGCTAATGGGATCACCTATGTCGTTCCCGGTTCTATGTATAATCAACGCTGCTTGCTGGTGCGTTGCTCATAACGTATCTGTCGACGAAGCCTTTTCTGAATCTTACCCCTTGCTGATCAATGGGGATGACATTGCGTATTATGGGAAGAAGTCGTTGTATGAGCATTGGTGGAATGTTAATGCCTGCGTTGGTTTAAAACCCAGCCTTGGCAAGAACGTACGCTCGTGTCGATCGATTGAGATCAACAGTCATACATACACTTTACGCAAGTCAGTCTGGTGTCCGGAACCTTATGTAAATCTTGCACTTCTACAAGGCATTTATCGTAAGGGGGCCGACGCTGGTGATAAAGTCTCGAGTTCATGGTTCGACCTAGGACCTAACTATCGCTATGCTATAAAAGACTTTTCGCCGGAAGTCGCCGGACGCATAAAGACGTGGTTCCTGCGTTTCAATCCAGTCCCGAGTGGTATTCCTAATGATATTCCTTATCAGTTCGGAGGCCTCGGTGCTGTCTCAGCCACTGGAGAATTTTCGTTAGCGGCACGTCAGTTTGTTTCCTACTGCCTAACTAATGGGGTGGGTCAATTCTATCGCGAAACGTGCCCGAAGAGACCGACTTTACCGAAAGATCTCACACGTAAGGACCTCGAGTATCTATTCCTAGCCCCGATTTGCATTAAGGCAATTCGGGCTAATCGTGATTGGCACTCAGGCTATGGTGATCTTATACGTCGAGCCATCTCGAACGTATCGGCCGGCTATGACGAAGTGGCTTTGAACTATTGGAATTCGAACATAGAGACTTGTGACGACCGTGAGGCATTAAGATGCTCGTCCAATCCTCTAGTTCTTTTAGGTACTCTAATACACGTGTTGGTAGGAAAACTCCCAGACGGCACCTATATGTTCCAGAACCCAAATGGGATATTTGGGAGGACGTTCGGAGATGCGAATTTTTCCTTTCCGGTCACTAATGACTTTTTCAAACCGTATTATGAGATTGCCTATAAAAGTCGGGTTACTCGTTACAATATCGCTTTACAGAAGCTGCTTAGTTCAAAGCGGTATCTGAATGCGATCTCTGTGATGACACCGGCGTCCAATGGTACTTGCGC